CCGGTACGATTTTGGTTAACGGTGCTGTTAGCACCCAAGGCCAATCGACCATCAGCATTGACGGCCTTACTGGTGCGACTGACACAGTAACTGTTGGTGATGTGTTTACGATTGCAAACGTGTTTGCAGTTAACCCACAGACCCGTGAGTCAACTGGTTCGCTACAGCAATTTGTTGTGACCGCCGCACAAACTGGCGTTAGCAATGCTTTGGCAAACATGGCAATCAGCCCACCAATCTACACCAGCACAAGCGCCTTGGCTACCGTTAACAGCTTCCCCGCTGACAACGCTGCCGTGACCTTTGTTGGTACAGCGTCTACTGCCTATCCGCAAAACATGATCTACCACAAGGACGCCATCACGTTTGCTACTGCTGACCTCGTTATGCCCCAAGGCGTTGACATGGCTGCTCGTGCAAACCACAACGGCATCAGTATGCGTGTGGTTCGTGCTTACGACATCAACAACGACCGTATGCCTTGCCGTATTGACGTACTGTACGGTTTCAGCACTATTCGTCCTCAGATGGCTTGCCGTCTGTGGGGTTGATTTAACTCATTTGAAAGGAAATTATCATGGCTCTCCCTAATGGTGCAGGCGGTCAACAACTTGGTGACGGCAACCTACTTGAAGCAGTAATGGGGGTTCAAACCATCCCAGCTACTTTGACTGCCGACACAACTTTGACTGCGGATCAAGTGGCAGTTGGTTTGGTTGTTTGCAAAAAAGCCTCGGATGCTACGTTGACTGTGACACTGCCTACCGCAGCGTTGCTTGATGCAGCTATCACAAGCGCAAAAGTTGGTTCGTCTTTTGATCTAACTATTTGCAACGACAACAACAGCGGTAGTTCATCTACTGTTCCGGTCACAACCGGCACAGGCATCACAATTTTTGGTTCGGTGACCGTGGGTCGTCATGGCGCACACACCTACCGTTTTGTGAAAACTGCCGATGCTGCTTATTCGGCATTTTTGATGTAAACCTATGGCAGTCATTTACCTACGTCACCCCGTGCATGGGACGAAAGTTGCGTGTATGGAAGCAGAGGCCGTTTATGACGAAAAGAACGGCTGGGTGAGGTTTGATGTAGATGCGGTAGACGAGCCTGTCACGGTGAACGAAATGAAACGTCCCCGTGGCAGGCCCCGAGTTGAGGTTATTGACGCAGGAGCATAGGGTATGACCACATCTGCTGGCGACCAGATAAACGGGGCGTTACGCCTAATTGGGATGTTGGCAGAGGCTGAGACACCTTCAGCCGCTACGTCTGCTGACGCACTGTCGGCGCTCAACCAGATGATCGACTCATGGAACACTGAGCGTTTGTCGGTGTTCACCACGCAAGACCAAGTGTTTACTTGGCCTGTAAATCAAGCTACACGCACGTTAGGCCCGACAGGTAACTTTGTTGGCAACCGGCCTGTTTTGGTTGATGATGCCACCTACTTCAAAGATACCTCAAACGGTACTTCGTATGGCATTAAAATAATTAACGAACAGCAATACAACGGCATTGCTGTCAAGAACACAACCAGCACCTACCCGCAGGTGCTGTACGTCAATATGGGCTACCCCGACATTACGATGACGGTGTACCCTGTGCCTAGTTCGCCACTGGAATGGCACATTGTGTCGGTAGAAGAATTGACGCAGCCAGCGGTACTGGCAACTACGCTGTCATTCCCTCCAGGCTACCTACGATGTTTTAGGTTTAACCTAGCCTGTGAGATTGCTGCTGAGTTTGGCGTCGAGCCAAGTCCACAAGTCTCGCGCATTGCCATGACCTCCAAGCGCAACATCAAGCGCATCAACAACCCTGACGATGTAATGGCAATGCCTTACGGCATAGTTGCCAATCGTCAACGCTACAACATCTACGCTGGCAATATGTAGTCACCTGTTGTCATAAACACTATGTTTTCCAGCAATAAATCCTTTGGTTCCTTTTACCGCACGCAACAGTCCTTTGGCTTTGTAGGCGTCAATTGCGTGTTGAATATTTTGCTGATGGGTAAGAAGTTCCAGATTGTCAAGGCGGTTATTGATTCGGTTAAGGTCTTTATGGTTGATTTCCAATCTACCTTCAATAGGCCCAACAAAAGCCTCCCACAAAGCCCTGTGAACTCCAACTTTGGTATATTTTCCATTTTTACACGCAGCAAAACGCAAATAGTGGTCAGAGCCAACAGACGTTTTGACTTTTCTGTACGCAGCGTCGCCCTTCCAAGTTTTTCCATTTTTAATCATGCTTGCGGTAGCATTGCTAGTGCCAAGAAATTCTGCAACTTCTCGAAGAAGTGCGCCATTTTCAAACATTTGTTTTGCAACAGGAATTTTTGCGGCGTCAAGTTTTTTAGCCCTACCGACACGCCGCACGTTGGCAAGATTGCTGATTTCGTAAAGATTTTCGTACCCAAAAACAGGTTTCCATATTTCCATAGTCTATCTCCATTTAAGTTAAATGGAAGTATAGCATAACTGCTAGGATAATTTTATGACTACCGTTGCCATCTCCGGTCTGCCCGTTGCTACCGTCATCAACGCTGCTGACATTGTTCCGTTTGTCCAAGCTGGCACAACCAAGAGCATCAGCAAAACCCTGCTGTTTACCAGCCCTGCATTGGTGACGCCAGCTTTGGGGACGGTTGCCAGCGGCGTCATTTCGGCCTGCACATCGACCAGCATGGTCATGGTGACACCAGTAATTGGTGCAGCCACCGGAACGAGTTTGGCAGCAACGGGCGCAATTACATCCTCTGGCACGGCAGGCGTTGGCTACGCAACAGGCGCAGGCGGTACTGTTACCCAAGCAACCAGCCGCACCACGGGCGTGACACTGAACAAAACCACAGGCGCAATCACCTTATTTAGCGCAGCAGGAACAACAGTCGCGGCGACCTTTACAGTGACCAACAGCACCGTGGCGGCAACGGATGTGATTATCTTAAACCAGAAGTCAGGCACTGATCTGTACGACCTGATGGTGACAGCAGTGGCGGCAGGAAGTTTCAACTTAACATTCCGCACCACTGGCGGCACTACCACTGAAACGCCGGTCTTCAACTTTGCCGTTATCAAAGCTGTAGCTGCTTAATGAAATCCCCCATCCTTGGTTCGGCCTATGTTGCCCGTAGCGTCAATGCTGCGGATAACAGGATGGTCAACCTGTTTCCAGAAATCGTCCCAGACGGAGGGCAGACAGGCGGGTTTCTAAACCGAGCGCCTGGACTTGACTTGCTGGTGACGGTTGGGACAGGGCCAATACGGGGCTTGTGGACGTTTAACGGCGTTGGCTATGTGGTTAGTGGCACTGAACTCTACAGCCTCACTACGGCCTATGTAGCCACCTTGCGTGGCACGGTAGCAGGCACTGGCCCCGTCAGCATGAGCGACAACGGCACTCAGTTGTTTATTGCAGCCAACGGGCCGGGTTACATCTACAACAGCAGCACGGCAGTCTTTGCCCAGATCACAGACGTTGACTTTGCTGGCGCGTTAATCGTTGGCTACTTGGACGGTTACTTTGTCTTCATCCAGCCTGACAGCCAGATATTCTGGGTGACGCAACTGCTGGATGGATCATCAGTTGACCCGCTTGACTTCGCCAGTGCCGAGGGTTCGCCTGACGGCTTGGTCAGCATGATTATTGACCACGGACAGATTTGGCTGTTTGGCACTAATTCAGTCGAGGTCTGGTACAACTCTGGCGCTGCCGACTTCCCCATGACCCGCATCCAAGGCGCGTTCAATGAGATTGGCTGCGCTGCGGCCTTCTCTGTCGCCAAGTTGGACAACGGCATTTTCTGGCTAGGCGCGGATGCGCGAGGCCAAGGCATCGTCTACCGGGCCAACGGCTATACCGGCACTCGGGTCAGCACCCACGCCATTGAGTTTGCGATTGCTCAGTACGGCGACATTTCTGACGCCATTGCCTACACCTACCAGCAAGAAGGCCATGCTTTCTACGTCCTGACATTCCCCACCGGCAACGCCACTTGGGTCTACGATGTGTCCACCCAGGCGTGGCACGAACGGGCTGGGTTTGACAACGGATTGTTCATGCGCCACAGGTCAAACTGCCAGATAGCGTTCAACAGCCAAATTGTGCTAGGCGACTACGTTAACGGCAACATCTACGCTTTTGACTTGGATGTGTACGCTGACAACGGCGACATTCAAAAGTGGCTCCGCTCATGGAGGGCGCTGCCGTCAGGCCAGAACAACCTCAAACGCACGGCCCACCACACCTTGCAACTTGACGCTGAGACAGGCGTAGGGCTAGGCATTACGCCAGAACAAACTGCTGACGGCATCCTTACTGAGTTGGCAAACGTCCCACCAGCAGGGCCAAGTTACCAACTGATTGCCGAGTTTGATTGGGAATATCTGGCAACCGAGTCGGGCCTTGAGATCATCACCGAACCGTCCTTGGGTCTACCGGGTGAGAACTTAGTGACTTTTGCCTACACCGGCCCAGACATTGACGGCGCGGAGATTGTCACCGAGTCATTTCCAGCCACCCCAGGCTATGACCCGCAAGTCATGCTGCGCTGGAGCGACGATAGCGGTCACACTTGGTCAAGTGAGCATTGGACGAGCATGGGCAAGATTGGCGAGTACGGCTACCGCACGTTCTGGCGGCGGCTTGGTTCGTCCAGAGATCGGGTGTACGAGGTCAGCGGCACTGACCCGGTAAAGATCGCCATCATGGGCGCTGAGTTGGTGCTGAGTCCAACGTCAAGCTAGTATGGCAGACATTACCCAAATTCCTGCGCCTCGGGTTGCTTTTACCCAAGACGGGCAGATCACGACCCAATGGTTTCGTTGGTTGAACAACGTCTACACCATCACCGGCTCTGGCCTTGGCATCACACCAGTAATCAACGGCGGCACGGGGCTGGGCACAATTCCGACCAACGGCAAGCTGCTGATTGGCAATGGCACTGGCTACACGCTAAACACTCTGACTGCCGGCACAGGCATCACTGTGACCAACGGGGCCGGGACAATTACCGTGGCATCCAGCGGCGTGACAAGTTTTAGCGCCGGGACAACAGGGTTTACGCCCAGCAGCCCAACAACTGGCGCGGTGGTGCTGGCAGGCACATTGGTGATAGCCAACGGCGGCACAGGAGCCACTTCAGCCGCAGCAGCCCGAGCCAATCTGGGTGCTGGCACAGTGACAAGCGTAGGCGGCACTGGCACGGTCAATGGCATTACGCTGACAGGCACAGTCACCACAGCAGGCAACCTGACCCTTGGCGGTACGCTCAGTGGGGTGAGTCTGACCACGCAAGTCAGTGGTATCCTGCCAATAGCCAACGGCGGGACAGGCACTTCTACTGCTGGGGTTAGCGCCACAATTGTGACTGCTAAACTGACCGCACTTGGCGCAGACGGCAGCATGACTTTTACAAACGGTTTGCTTACAGCGCAGACTCCTGCGACTTAGGTTGGGTAACAAGGAGAACGATTATGGGTTGGGGTCAACTATTAGGCGGTGCAGCAGGCTTCTTTCTTGGTGGCCCGGCTGGTGCGCTTGCTGGTGCTGCTCTTGGCGGCGGTCTTGACGAGGCTACAGGCGGTGGGCAAGCTGGCGCTGCGCGTGAGGCGGCGCAGATTGCAAATGCTTCTAGCGACCGTGCTTTGGCGTTGCAACAGCGTATGTACGATGAAAGCATTGCTAGGCAGCAGCCGTACTATCAAGCAGGCGTCAATGCGCTTCCAGGCTACCTCAAAGGCATAGCCGCAGGAGGCGAGTATGTTCGGCCTTTTACGATGGCTGACTTTAATGCAGACCCAGGCTATGCGTTTCGGTTGTCAGAAGGCCAAAAAGCACTTGACCGGCAATCTGCTGCCCGTGGCGGTTTGATTTCTGGTAGTGCTTTAAAAGCAGCCCAACGCTATGGGCAGGAAATGGGTACGCAAGATTACGGACGGGCGCTTCAAGATTTCTACGGACGACAAGAAGTTGCGCGAAATGCCGCCGCTGGTGTAGCTGGCTTTGGCCCGACTTCCAATGCACTAGCAGCCACAGCAGGGGAAAGACTTGTAACTGGCTCTGCCCCACTCATGCAAAACCAAGGCTATAACACTGCCAACGCTATGCTGGCTGGAGAACGCGCAAGACAATCGTCCTACGGCGACATAGGAAAAGCGCTTGGGTCTGGTGGGTTTAGCAATATGTTTGGAAATTATGGGCGTTCTCAAGGCCCGGTATCAATGCCAGGGTACGGCGGTATGTACGATCCTGCTTACATGGGGCGCTAATCATGGCACTTAATTTTGGACTTCTTGACCAAGGTGGCCCGACAAATTTCTTTGAGGGCTACTCGCAAGGCCAAGAGAAAATGCAGGCCAATGCAATGGCCCAGCAGAGAGCAGCGCAGGCCCAGCAAGAGTTTGGTATGCGCCAGCAGGAGTTTGCCGCTGGTCAGGCTGATAAGCAACGGGTTGCCAAAGCTGCTAGGGTTACGCAAGGATTAGCTCTATACAGAGACGCGCTACTGCGTTCAAGAGATCCTACTGCTGCTCGTAGAGTTGTGCAGATGCAATATGCAGACCCAGACATTGGCCCAATCAGGAGCCGTTTAGGTACTTTGGAACAGGCGTTAGCTGAAGTTCCGGAAGAAACAAGTGCGTTTCAAAAATACCTAGAAGACGAAGCTATGGGTATAGAGACAGTGCTTAAACAGCAAGCGGGTGACAGAGAGTTTAATACTGCTATGGGCCGCGCTCCTGCCCGTGCTGCGCCTCCTCCTGCTCCTACCGCATCGGCTGCTGCTGTTGCGCCTACTGTTCAAGCGTCCATAGACGACATGGTAAGCAGAGGTATTCCCAGAGAAACCATTACTGTTGAAGATGGAAAAATATATGTTGGGTCTTATGGCTCAAACGTTGTTGGCGAACCACCAATAATGGAAAAATATTTTACGCCAGAGGGAAGTCTTGCTACGCGTCCTCAAGCACCGCTAACACCTTTGAGGGTGGCGGCTAACCAGATGGCTCCAGGCTCTGTTAACGCAATGGCTCCGCAAGCACCGGCTGCGGCTGCACCACCAAGTGAATTGCAAACACTAATTGATAGGAGGGATAATCTATCAAGAATTTCTAACCAAACGGCTAAAGTTAAAACTAACATTGATAATTTAAATAAAGACATTGCAAGGCTGTCTCCTGCGGCAGCAGGGCCAACCAATTTAGCAAAACTTCTATCAGAACTGGCTGCATTGCCTGCAAATGACCCACGCCGCGCGGATTACTTGGCAATGATCAAAAAAGAAACTACTCCTGTGGCGGGAACAACGGTAACTATGGTTGCAGAAAAAGCTGAAGCAGGCGAGTTTGGCAAAATGCTAGTAAACCAATTTTCTGACATTTCTAAATCCGCTAACTTAGCGGTTAAAACATTGCCGTCTATTGAAGCTAACCTTAGTTCCTTAAACAAAGGTTTTGACACTGGGTTTGGTACAGATGCCAAAGCCGCTGGCGCAAAAGTTTTGGGCGCTCTTGGCGTACAAAACGCAGAACAATTTGCTACTGATGCTCAGACGTTTCAATCTAACGCAATTAACGCAGTGCTGCAAAAGCAGTTGGAACAAAAAGGCCCTCAAACCGAATCGGATGCTCGCCGTATTGAGCAAGTCGGCGCAGAATTGGGTAAAACCAAACAAGCCAATGAATTTATTTTGGCAATAGCCAAAGAACAACTCAAACGCGATATTGAACAGCGTAATTTTTACGCTAAATGGAAAGACAACACAGATAGCTTTAAGGGTGCTGAAAACGCTTGGTTTGCTGGTGAAGGTAGCAAGTCTTTATTTGACCGCCCAGGTCTTAAAAAATATTCGGTTTCTACGCCATCGGCGGTTAACCAAATACCAAGCGGCGCACCGGCTGCGCCAGCGTCAAACATTACGCAACAACGCCAAGACGCAAATGCAGCAATTGCCAAAGGAGCGCCTGCGGCTGCGGTTCGCCAACGCTTCAAACAAAACACGGGTCAGGAGTTGTAAATGGCTACTGGATATGAAGACCTAATTCCTGTTGCGTCTACTACAGGGTATGAAGACCTCATACCTCAAGACCCTGGTTTTATGACTAGGCTAGGCCGAGGCGCGGCGTCTTTGGCAGACGTTACCCTTGGCGGTTTGATTCCAGGTGCTGTTCAATTTGGAGCCTATCCATTAGCCCGATTGGGGCGGTCGCCAGAGGAAGCACAAGCCGCCACACAACGCCTTGTAAGTGCAGTTGACCAGCCATTTGGTAAAGCATTTGGTGTTACTCAAACGCCTCAGTATCAACAAGAAAGTGGTCGTCAACTACTAGACTTTATCGGGCAAAATTTTCAAAAAGGCGCTAAATTTATTTCTGAAAAAACAGGCTTGCCTCAGGCTGATATTGAAAATATTCTTGGCACTGCAACCATTGCTGCGCCTAAAGTTGTTCAAGCTGCACAGCCTTATGTTGCGCCTGTTATGGAGCAAGCCGCTATCGGTGCAAAAATGCCGTTTGCTAATCAGCTTCAAGCACGGCGAGAAGCAGCCTCGCTGCGCGATTACGCCCGTGGGCCACAAATTGATGCTGCTGCGGAAGCGCAACGTCTTGGCATTGCAGTCAACCCAACAGACATTGAACCATCAGTTTCTTCTAGGTTTTATTCAGCAGCGGCTGGGCCTCGTGGCCCAGAAGCATTAGCTAACGCTAACCGCCCCCGCATCAATGAAATTGCAAAAAAAGAGTTGGGACTTGATCCAACTGTATCTTTAACCAGCGATGTACCTTTTAATGATGCACGCGCTAAATTAGCTGCGCCGTACAATGAAGTACGCAGCCTGCCAACAATGGTGGCTGATAAAACTGCGCTTAAAAATCTAAACGATTTACGCAGAAACGACAAATTAATTGGCGGCGAAGGCGTTGCCAAAAAAGTAAACAAACTGGTTGACGACGCAGTAGCAAAAACTCAATCTGGGTTTACTGGTGCTGAACTGCTTGACAACGTGCGAAACCTTCGCTCAGACGCCAAAAAAATATACAACAATCAAAACGCCACGCCTAAACAATTGGCTGTTGCAGACGCTAATTTGGCTATTGCCAATCAGTTGGAATTAATGCTTGAATCCAACATATCTAACCCTAAGTTGTTGGATCAATTCCGTGACGCGCGTCAAAAGATGGCGCGTACATACGTCTACGAAAGTGCTACTGATTTTAATACAGGCATGGTGGACGTGTCTAAGCTGTCGCGGATTACATCTAAAGATAATGCGTTGACCGGCGACATTGCGTCATTAGGCAAGATTGCGGGAAATTTTCCTGATGTTTTTACAACTCAAGCAGCGTCAAAATTTTATGAGTTACCTAGACTTAGTAGGTCTGGTTTAGGCGGTGGCGCAGGCGCGTTGCTTGGCTCAAATTTTGGGTTAACTGGGTCTATTGTTGGTGGCTTAATTGGAGGCGGTATAGGAGAATTTGGAGGGAAATTAGCCGCTAACCGTATGGCAAACCCCAATTACCAAGCTGGGCTAAACCTAAGCGATGCGCGGATTCCCGTCAATCAATTGGCGGCGGCTGTGCAGCCTATCCCTCAGAACCGCGCTGTTGTGCCTTATGAAGCCCCAGTTGAAGTGTTGCAACCCGGTCAAGGAACATACTTTCCTGATTTTGTATTGCGTCCAAGTGGCCCTGGCCCACTCACTACCCCCGGCGTTGCGCCTGGGCCTGCCCAGATAGGAATGTCACAAGGCCCAGTTGGTGGACAAATGGGCGCTCTACGCATGGAAGATGTTCGCGCTCGGGATTTGAGTATGCGCCAAGGCGCTGCGGCTGAAGCCCAACAAGCTGCTGCGGCTGCGGCAGCACGGCAACCCACAGGCATGGGCGCTGTGTTAGATTTTGACCCTATTACCGGCACGTACAAAGTCGGCGGGGCTGGTGTTAAAGGAGCAACACCAGAAATTTTTATGGAGAATTTAGGCAAGTCGTTAACAACCGCTACTGAAAAAGTTGCGGCTGGAAAATTGTTTGACCTTACAGCGGCTGAAAAAGTAGCGTTTGACAAAACCAAGGTAGACCTTGCTACCGCTGCGCCGGAATTCAAAGGCTTGACTGACAAAGCCCTTGCGTCAAAAATGATGGATCGTCAATGGGTTCAAGATACAGTTACAAAAATTCAAGACAAAGCAAAAGCATTTCAAGAAATTTCAGACCAAGCAAAAAATGCTCAAATGAAGCGCGATGCCGTAATAAAAAGAGATCAAATGTTTGATCTTTTAACTGGGCTAGAAGAAACTTTGCGTCAAGGCAGACCAGTTTCGGGCACAGGGCAAGGCCCAAAAACTAGGGCGGCTAAGGCTAACCAGTTAAGCCCTAGAGAAGTCACCAACGCCTTTGAAATTATGGATAGTTCAAGATGACACCAGAAGACCGCTCCCTGCTGATCTCCGACCTGCTCGTTGCGCTCAAGAGCAGCGACACCTGTCTCGACAGAGAGGAGCAGCAGTGGGTAAAAAACGCCATCAAAGCGCAGAACGACATGGAGCGGCTGCGGAAGGCCATCATTGAGAAGACACTCGCCGGTCTGGTCTGGGCGGCTATTATTGGTGTGGCCTATCTGTTTGTTGATTTCTTGCGAAACCACGGGCTGAAGATATGAATTACTACCTCAATGCTTTCAATGAGATGTTGCGTAAGCGGCAGGAAAACCAGATGGGGCGCGGTGGTGGACAGATGATGGGCGGTGGTGGCAATGAACGCATGACCAGCCCTTTTGACACTATGTCAAACGCTGAGAAAGCCGCCTACTACAGCAACAACCCTACGATGGCGGCAATCACGCAAGGCTTGCAGAAGGGGTTTGGCGCGACCAGCTACGGGATGCTGCAAAACGCCCTAGCGCCGAACTTTGTAGCAGAGCAGGCGTCAGTTGCCCGTGGGATTGACCCTGGCACTGGTTTGCAAGTTGGTGGCTATGGTTCGCAACCCGGCACTTCTGGAATAACCCCCACTGGCTTGTACGGCGACCAGTTTGCAGGTGAAACTGCGCCACAGTCTAGGGGTATGTTTGAGTCTTTTTTGAATAGTGTGTTGCCCAGTTCCTCAGTGTCTTTGGGGCCACCAGCGCCTGTTGAGACTCGGGAGGCTACGCCTAACCCGTATGGCCCCGTAGGACTGTATGGTGACGCAGCAGCAGGTACAACAAGTAGCTACGGCGGCGGCGCTGACGCACCAGGGGCTAATGCTGACGGTTTTGGCGGTGGTGATGCTGGCTTTGGCGGCGGTAGTCAAGCCTTCAACCAAGGCGGCATGGTCACACCCGAACGCTTGATGGGCCGCGCTCCTGCGCCGGACGATGGCTACGGGGCGTTACAAGGCGGTGAGTACGTCATCACCAAGGCGGCGGTGGAGAGGTACGGCAAGGCGATGATGGACGCTATCAATAATGGCACTTTCCGCTAATCATGGAGTTTATAGAGGCACTGGCGAAGGGTTGGCCCATGCTGCTGGCGCTGATAACGCTCATCATTGTGCTGGCTAAGATGGATATAAAGATTGCCGTGCTTGAGGAAAAGGTTAAATCGTTGTTTGAGATATTCAACAGGAAAGACAAGTGATTGACCTTACCAAAGCCATTGGAGCCGTTGCCGCAAGCATTGCAGCGATTGGTGGCGGTTACACGCTTGCCGATAAGTTTGGTTGGTTTGACCGGGCTATTCTAGAGTGGTCGCCAGAGCATTTTAAAATCACAGCAGCGGCTGGACAGGCCATCAACGTCACAGTAGCCCGAATCAAAAAGCGTGATGACTGCTCTGTTGAAAGTTTTACCCCAAGCATCCGTGACGCATCGGGCATGGTGCATGAGGCAACAACAACAGCAAGCAAGTTCAGCGGCCCCGCAGGGCCACAGATTGATACTTTTTCGTACCAATTGACAATGGTGAGAAAAGAAAAGATTGCACCCGGCACAGCCACGCTGCTCGCAACCATCAAATACAAATGCCCTGAAGGGGAGCGTGTCGTGCAGTACCCTCGCCATGCTAATTTGTCGTTTTTATTGGAGAAATAATGGATTGGCTTAAACAGATTGCACCGACGATTGCTACCGCACTTGGTGGCCCCCTGGCTGGAATGGCGGTAAGCGCCATTTCCAAAGCCATTGGCGTTGACCCTGAAAAGGTTGGCGACCTAATCAGCAGCAACAAATTAAGCGCAGAGCAGATTGCCCAGGTCAAACTAGCCGAGATTGAACTGCAAAAGCAGGCGCAAGAACTTGGCCTTAATTTTGAAAAGCTGGAAGTTGAAGACCGCAAGAGCGCCAGGGATATGCAGTCAGTCACTAGGTCAGTGATGCCGCCAATACTGGCTGCTGCTGTAACTATTGGATTTTTCACCATCATGATTATGATGTTCTTCAACAAAATTGACTCCAGCAACCCTGCCATACTGATGATGTTGGGATCACTTGGCACAGCCTGGACGGGGATAATTGCTTATTATTTCGGCAGCAGCGCCGGGAGCCAAGCCAAGACAGATTTGCTGAGTAAAAAATGACCCCGCATTTCACACTTGCCGAGTTGACGATGACAAGCCACCGGCAATTTGACAACACGCCAAACGCTGCTGAGTTGGCAAACCTGACCCGACTAGCACAGTTTCTGGAGTTGGTAAAAGCCAAGCTGGATGGCAAGCCGATTATGGTGAACTCGGCCTTTCGGTCTAAGCAAGTCAATGACTCAGTGGGCAGTAAAGACACTTCACAGCACCGGCTAGGCTGCGCTGCTGACATTCGTGTACCCGGCATGACGCCTGACCAAGTTGTACGCGCTATCATGAGCCACGGCTTGTACTTTGACCAGATCATCAGAGAGTTTGACGCCTGGACGCACATCAGTATCCCAAACACCGCAGCCCTGTTACCCCGGCGTCAGGCGCTCATTATCGACAAGCTAGGAACTAGACCCTTTGTTTAGCGCCCGGTACGCCTCAATCGCATCCTTGAGGTCGCCCCGCAACTGCTCTAGCTGGTCTTGCTGCTTTTGCATCCGCAGGTAAGCCTCAAGCGCAAACTTGTCCAGTACGGCTCTGTCCCAGGTGTTGAATGTAGGGGTCATGGGTGTGGGCAATCTTCTGGGACAAAAGCTAGGCAATGGACGGCGGTGTACTTCCCTGTTGTCTTGACCCAGCGGTCGATATAGGCGTCAGGCATCAAGGCCAAGGAACGACTGACGCCTGTCGGCGTAACCTTCAGCGCAAGCGCAAGTTCCAGGGCAGTCATGCCATCTGGAGCCTGTGCCAGAGCGTCCCTAATCTTTTCTGAAATTACCACGGTGCGTCCTCATGGTTTTGCGGGTTGAATGGGATAGGTTTGCTTGGTTGCGCTGGCGGCAACTCGGTGGGAAAAGGCCAGTTATTCATTGCGCTCCTTCAGCAGTTGCTGCGCCCACAGTGCGCCACCACCAAAAGTCCCATCTGTCCAGACTGCGGTCTGCTTATCCTCGTCAGTCAGACCCACCCATTGGCGCTGTGCTGCAAAGTGATCCGCAAGCTCCCGCGCCTTGTGCTTAAGGATGCCTTCCCGGACTAGGCTAACCACCACCATGTCACGCCACGGGGTTGGCTCTGGCTGTGCCAGTGCTTCGCGCTGGCTCCTTGCGCGGATAGCGTCAGCGTACTGCTGCCAGCCGTACTCGCCTTGAGCCTCGCACAGTTTTGCACACGCCTCACGCTCAGCGGCAGCGACAAAGCTGGCAAAGGCTTTAAGGTAATAGATAAACTTCTCCCTATCTTTACCCATGCCGTAGTACGCTATCCCGGATGCGTCTGCCATAAGGATGATGTCATCTTCATTCATGTGTTCTTCTCCTTGAGCAGTGCCGCGATGTCAAGGGCCACCCCATACACCCCATCGCGCAGTCTTGAATCAGTGATCGTCAAGTTGCTGTTGATGGCCGTGTCAAACTCCTCATCCGTCAGCCCCACCCACGGCTTCTTGTAAACCTGCGTGTCATCATCGTCCCACTTTGCTTCGAACGCAATCCTCATATCATCGTCCACTTTGCGCTGGAACGCTGCTCGGCGCTTGGCCTCTGCTTCAATTCTCTTGAATTCGTCTTCCTCTGTATTCATAGCATCCCCCACAAGAATCCAGCCAAGCCTGCAATGCCTGTCACGGCAAACAGCACCAAGATGCAGGTTGCAATTACAAACATGAGGTTTGCCAATTCGTAGTCGTCATCGTCATTCATAGCGTCACCTTCCGAGTTTTGAAACCACGATGAGTAAAGCATTGCACCGACCCATCTGCCAGCATCTTCCAGCCTGCGTTTTCTCCACAGAGCTTTTGAATTTTCTCTTCTACCGTATCTATCCGTGCCTCATGCTCAGACGGGCCGTCGAGCAAGTAGGCCGTGGACATGACTAGGGCGATTAGCCCCGCAGCGACCCAGTTCATGGTTTCTTCCCAAACTTCAGCACCTCCAGCCGCTCCCGGCTAGTACGCATGGTGCAGTAGCGTTGGTGGATGCGCTCCAACATCTTCACGCGCTTATGCACCAACTTTTCTTCTTCCAACATCGCCAGCAGTTGTTCTTCGCTGTACTCGTTAGCCTCAAGATGGAATTTTCTCCAAGTCTTCAATTTTCTTCTCCAGGTCTGTAATGCGTTGCACCACCTTGTTGTAAGCCCGTGACGCACTGTTATGCGTCCGAGTGCGGATAGAGAGTTCAGCTTGCGCCGCCCTCAGTTTTGCCTTCAGTTGTATGATTTTGTTCATGTGCTAAAGTTTACCACAGTTTGATGATTGTCAATTACTTTTTCGCTTGCATCATTCCTGTTGCCGTGCCGGGGTCAATGACAATCCAGCCGTTCTCATGGGCTTCAATCAGTCCGGCGTCAATGAGCGGCTTGATGAAAGTGCCATCTTCCCGCAGGATATTTCGCCATGTCTTGCTCTTGGTTCCAATGAGTCCATTCTTTTCGCCATGCTCAATCAATGCAGATTTGGTAAGGTACGGCGCACCCCCACGGTCTTCTGCACCTGACTCCCACCATGCTTTTTCAAACGACTTGAACCCGCTTGCCTTCTGGGTTTCTGGTGGCGGCTCACCTTTGATAATCACCGCACTAGTGACGGGTTCGCCATCCTCGTCTAGCCAGCCGGGTATCGCTATCGTTTCAAGATCAACATAGACTGACGCTGCCATCTCAGCATCCTTGCTCTTGCGCTGCACTATCTGCATGGCAACCCCTGGCTTGCCGGGTATGACGCTGATCTCAATGTCCAATGCGCCACGCCATGCGCTTGAGCCACGGGCACGGTGCTGGGCTTCCTCGCTAACGCCTGTATGGTGAACCAGAATGACGGTGCAGCCAAACTCTTGCATGAGCGCAGCGCAGGCATCCAGCATGGTCTTGGCATCCTGGGCGCTGTTCTCGTCACCAGCCATGAATCGGTGCAGGGTGTCCACGGTGATTACATCTGGCTTGATCTTGAGTGCGCGTATGGCCTCGACCACCTGCAAGTAACCGGCTGCGGTGTTAAGGTCTACGCCTGACTTGCTGACCCACATATTAAGGTTGCTGACACTGTTGTGGTGCTTCCAGGCTGCTATGCGGCTTCGCAGGCCGTGATGCCCTTCACCAGCAAGATAGACCATGTTGCCGGGTTTGACTTTGTGTCCATGCCAGTTTGCCTTGCCACTGGCAATGTGCAGCATCCAATCCAAGGTCACAAAGGTCTTGCCGCCACCGCTAGGGCCATGCACCATCACCAAAGCCTTGTCCTGTATCCAGTGCTTTACAAGCCACGCAATGGGCGCAGGCTGCGCTGAAAAGCCATCGGCATGGATAAGGTAGTCGGTAGCCACTGGCTTCAACAGCAACGCCAAGTCGCCCCCCGCTTGCACGTAATCATTGGCGTCCCCTTGAGTTGGCGGCATGGTCATGCGTACCCCAAATTTTGCTGATGCTTGTTCTGCGTACCGTTGCCCAACGCCTGACGCATCGTTGTCTGCCACGATGCAAATGTCCAAGTTTGGGTGCGCTGTTTTTAAGATGCCTGCCACTGACACCAAGTTGCTGGCGCTGTAGGCCACGGCACAGGGTTTACCCGTAACCTCCGCTATGGTGGCCCCAGTAGCAAAGCCTTCAGCAAGGTACAGGGTATCGGCATCTTCCAAATGGCCCAGCATCCAAAACATAGAGCCGGTCTGTCCACCTGGGTGATACTTCTTGTCGCCGTCACCAGCAATGTACTGGATGGATGACAGTTCGCCGCCTGCGTTGTACAGCGGAACCATCAAGCGCCCGTCACCTGTCACCCTTGCGCCGTGAGGCTTGATGCCCTTGCGCTGTAGGTATGGATGCTCTGGATTTGCTGCGCTGCCCTCTGCCCAAATGATCTCCACCGTGTTGGCGGCAACCTCACGGGTCTTTTTCTGCTCGGCGTCCCGCTTGGTCTTGGCCTCTGCCAAGCGTCTGGACTGCGCCATTTCTTCAGCAACTGTCAGGCTGCGCCCAATCTCTGCCCTCCAGGTCAATTCAATGCCAGAGCGCCAACAGCCAAAGCGCCCTGCTGGTACGCCATCACTGAAGGCAATGTACCAACCGGGTTTGTCGTGCCCTGCCTCGCCCTTAGTACCGCTGTTGAATCGGTGCAGCTTGCCATCTAGGTGGATGGCGTCTGGTGGCTTTAGCCCTGCGCCTAGCATGGCGTCTTTGAGTTGATCCTCTGGTGCGATAGGCGCTTGTTGCGCTGGCGGCGACCAGGGGCCACCGAGGATGCTTGCGAGGTCTGTCATTGTTTAGTCTCCACAGAAGCAGGCTATTGCTTCTTCGTTAGGGTCAAAAAGATTGGTTTGGTCTTTGCTGAATTGCAGCATTGAGGCGTAGCTGGGGCGGTCAAGGTGAAATCTGTTTGCAACTCCATCTGTAAGCGTTTTTGCCAACTCCTCCATCTGCACCCACCAAATCGCGCGTTCTGGTTTTTCTGTAATCAAAGACAAAAGTTGTGCAGATGGCTTCAAATAGCACAGATCACAATTGCCTGCCAATGTCCTGCCGTTTATCGTAGGCAACTCAAGCTGGAAAGATTGTTTACTCCAAAACGCACTAATTTGCTGAATGTCAACCTTGGCTGAAACCAATGGTGCAATTGGAGTTTCACCTTTCCTGTCTGATTTTAATTTTGCCGCCCTACGCTGCTCATCTGCGCGTATTCCGATCATTGAATCCCAATCATCCCAACCAATTGAAGTCAAATAACGGCCTAAAGCGCGATACTTTAGTTCTGAAGTACAAACTTTGTTAACTGGATTCGGCAATTTGCCGTAGTGCCGTATGACTGCTTCAAATGGCGCACCGTCCCTGTTCGCAGTCTCAAAAGAAACCACTTTAAAACGCTGTGCAGGCTCAACGTGCGACACATATTCCAGCCACACAATCGGCACACGCCAATTCACAGCACAGTCCCGCACAAATTCCAACGTCTTTTCATCTTCCTTGCCCGTGTTGGCAAAACAGACAACGGCCTCGCTTGGTAGATGCCCCCCCCCGCTCTGTAGAACACGCCAAAGCATATAGGCGCTTGTCCTGCCGCCGCTGAAGCTGATGCAGGTTGGACTGTCAATTTTGAAGGGGTCTGTCATTTATTTTTACCTTGTTGTGAAAAAGTTGTTGACACTGTAGCATGAACTTGTGTTAGACTGCAAGCACGTTCCGAACTGAGTCCAGACGGGAACGCAACCAGAAGGAGAGCCACATGGCTATATCGTTAAAACGTACCAGCGGCATCAGTGCCAACGGCGTGAAGCTGCTTGTCTACGGGCAGGCAGGGGCTGGCAAGACCAGCCTGATTAAGACTTTACCGCAACCTGTGGTGTTGTCTGCGGAGGGCGGGTTGTTGTCTATACAAGATGCTGACTTGCCCTATTTGGAGATCACCAGCATGGAAGACTTGCGCGAGGCTTACGCTTGGGTAGCGGATTCTGACCACAAGTCAGTCGCGCTGGATTCCATTTCGGAGATTGCCGAGGTCTGCTTGAACCATGAGAAGAAGGTTAACAAAGACCCGAGGGCGGCATATGGAGCCATGCAAGAGCAGATGGCAGACATTATTCGCGCCTTCCGCGACTTGCCTGGACGCCATGTTTTGATGACCGCGAAGTTAGAAAAGACGCAGGATGAAATGGGCCGTGTA